GCTAAGCCTTGTGCAAGTGGCTGTTGAGCATTTGTAAGAGCTTCTTGGTGGGCCCCACTCCCAAAACGGCCTGCGGCAGAAAATTGTGATGCGATTCCTGGCGCAATTGCTTGTTGGTATTGTTGTACCAGAGGACGAGTTGCACTTTGGTACATTTGATCTAGGTAAGGATTGCTATTTAGATAGCCACCGTTAATCGTATTTAGATTTTGCTGTTGTGCAGCAGCAAGATTTGGGCTACCTTCTGTTGCTCGTGAATATTGTGCACCTAGCGCTTGCCCAGTTACGTCGTTTTGAGGCGCAACTGTAGTATTAGGATAGTATTGGGGCCCACCATTTTGGTAGTATTGATTCGCAGCGCCATAGAGATTAGAGAGATACGGTTGTATCCCTGCCCAAGGATCGGCCTTTTGTACGGTATTTGTAGAGCCGCCTCCGCCCTTTGACATTATCTCAATTCCTTAAAGACAACAGAATGCCCATGCTTATAGCCAAGTGGCGCAAGTTTCGGCACAAATCCTTTCCTGACATAAGCTTCCATTGCATCGCATTCCTGAGTAGTTGCCCAAGCGTTTAGCGTAGAATTGGCAAGGTCGATCCACCCCGCAAAATCTGTGCCTGCTAACGTTATTATACGACAATGTTTGCGGTGTGGGTATATTACTATCTCTGTGGTAACTGCACCAACAATGCGGTTCTCGCAAGAAATAAGCCAGAGCTGAAGATTGCGATCTGAGCAGCTTTGTTTAAAATCTGCCGGGGTAAATTCTCCGTGCGCATGATCGAGTGCACGTTTAATATAAGGCTCTGCGAAAGGCCAAAAGCGTTCGATAAGTGGAGCTGGTATGCCTTGCATTAAATATTGCTTAGATTCGGCCATAGAGCCCTGCTTGAAGGAGGCGGCGGAAATTTGGCGGTTGTGTTGGGGTATTTTGTGGTGCTGCATTTTGTTGTTGTGGAGATTGCAGATTGGAGGGCCCTTTGCCAAAGCCTTTCGTGGAAGGCTGGCCAGCTTGTTGCGGTTGCCAAGGATTTTGGAAAGAAGTTTGCCAAGGCTGTTGTTGCATTGGTTGTGATTGTTGCTGCGCACCAAATGGATTGTAGAGTTGAACAGGTGGGCGAAAGACTGGCGTAGGCGTTGGTAATGTAAATTGTGGGGTAGTTGGGGGCATTGCTGTTGGCTGCTGTTGCCCATTTCCACCGTAAGGTTGCCCAACTGGAAGTTGAGTTCCAGTTGCTGGTGCACCGTATTGCTTATCCCAAGCATTCGCGGCGTCTTGTGCTTGCGAAATCTGCGTTGGAGTATCCCAAGCATTTGGATCAGGGCGTGGAGGAATTATTGCCATTTTATAACTCTGCTTTTATGATTATTTTATCTGTTGCGCCAATAGAAACGCCAAATGTAGTTCCTTGCCCCAAAGTAAGTGGGGTCCCGACTGGGTTTACCAGGAATTGAAGCTGCTGGCTAGTATAGTTAAGAGCTGTTAAAGCGGAAACTGATTTGGCTGTTCCATCGCCTTGCGTTATAAAAAGGCTTGTGAGAGCATTTGTGGAAAGAGAGATATTGCCTGGGCGCATGGAGTTTATTAGAGGATAATTTACGATAGCTTGATTATTTGCTACTGCAAAACCATAAGCGCGTTCTCCACTATCCAAGACTTGGAGATAACGTTTACACAAATTCAGTTCTTGTTGATAAGGACGAATTTCTAGAGGTGTAGAAAAATTACCTTCTTCTAGTTGGACTCCTGTAATAGCAAAAGTATTACCTGCGCTGGAAAGAAAATTTACTTGGCTTGCAGTTGTAAAAATACTGGTAGCTGTCCAATTGCCAGCTCCGCCTTGTGAGTTTGCCCCCGCGGCTAACGCCCAAAAAATGTTAAGCCCTATTCCAGCGGAATAATCCCAAGTATAGGGAGTTGTTGGGGCTTCTGGAACAGGAATAGAAAAGTGTGTCCAAGTGCTAGTTGCGGAAATGGTGAAATTTTGGACATAAGAAACACTTAAAGAAGCATTATGAAAGGAAACTGCATATATGCCGCTTTTGTTTGTATTTGCCCAGAAAGATAAATTCATTGGTTTATGCGCAATCTGCCGCCAATCATAACCTTCTACGCGATATTCTAGTAAGGCATATTCCGCAGCGCCAATAGCTGCATCAACTGCTGAAACGCTTATTAATAGGGCATTGTTAAAAAAGACCCCAGATTGTGCTAAAGAAGGAACATTGGAGGCATTTGCGCTACGTTCGCTGCGGCTAATATTTACTGCAGAAGCTGCGGATTGCGCATATGCGAAACGATCAGCAGTGTAGACAAGAGCATTATTAGCAGGGGAAAAAGTAGCACTGCGTTGCCATATATCCATTTGCCCATTAATAATTAGATTCTTGCGACGCCATATATTATCTGGTAATGAGTTATTACTTTGTTTAACTACTGCCACCGCTATGGACGAAAGGCTGGTTGAAAGAATGCCACTATCTAAGCGAACAGAAACGAAAGTTGCAGAAACGCTATTTATTGTTCCATAGAGAGTAGTTGTGTCGAAAAGTTTAACGCGACGACCAACTTCAAAATTGGCAACATCTGCAGTTGCCATACTAAAGGTAGTTGCAGTAAGAAAGGAAGGTGTATTACCAAGATCTACATATTGAGCATCATTAATATAGACTTTTATTTGCGCCATCATTTCACGAGCGCAATCATTGACCGTAGAAGGCGCCTGTCCTTCAGGCCAGCCGTCTGGAGGCGTGGCATTGTTATTGCCTGCCGTAGTACTCCATGTGCCAATCTTAGCCATAATATTATCCTAGGATGCAATATCTAAATGTGCGGTCGCCAGATGCTCCATTTGCGTGAGTAATAGTAAATGTTTGTTTTCCTTGCATCGCAACGTATAGTGTACCATTTCCAAGTTCCATTGCGGCATTAGCAGTTGTTGGCATGAAACCAATGAAAGAGAATGCACCTGCACGTGCATCGTTAACAACTGTTGCGGCAGTTCCGCTTATTAATGTCACAAGTCCCGTATTGGCAAGATGGCCTTGATTAGCTTCCAGCATCCAGCTTGCTACTTGACGTTTCCACTGAGAATCATCAGAAAGGAACCCGGGAGTCAGTGCTACACGAGTGCCAGCGCTAGTACTCATCGTATGCCTGTGCGTGTGCCATCTACTTCGCAGCCAATAAGGTGCGTGAAGTCTGTGCCTGCTGCTGTTTCAAGTCGAATACGGAAATAACGTGCATCCACAAGAGTTTCTACAAAGCCTGTATCATTTGGAAAACTGGCAATAGAACCAACACTTGCGCTTTCTGTTAAATTATTGCGATTAATAACGGAAATAGCGCAACTGGCAGAAAGCCCAACTACATCTGGGCGAATTTCTGTCATCTGCGCTCTATATCCGTTAAAAAGCTGGAATTCCCCTGTTTCAAGCGTTGCCGCCATTGCACTACCATTAAATCGGGCAAGTTGATTAGTAGCATTAAAAGCTGCCAGAATAAGTTGGCCCCCTGTCCATTGCGCAGAATCAAGTGACCAACCAAGTATATCTAGGTTTGTGCTTACTGCATCTAATCCGTCGAGAGTGTAGCCAGTTGAAAGTGATTGCAGAATGAATTGGATATTAAGCCCACTAACAAGAGCCCACCGATTAAAAGCCCAACTATATATAAGGAGCTTATCCGGATTGCCCCCCATTGTGTTAGAAGAAGGATAAGCCCACATAACAAGTTTGTTATTTGGATCAATTACAGCATTTATACGAGGAAGATAGGAAACATTAAGGTCTGATAGGAAAAATCTATCAACTTTGCCTCGACCGATAGGATTTAATGCAGAACCGTCAAAGAAATAAAAGCCATCGCCAGACAAAAAGAAAGTTAGATTTTGATAGCGGATAGCAGCTTGTGGGATGTATGCGCCAATCTGGTTATGCACGCGGTCAAATTGAAAGACTAAAGGAGAGCCAACAAAGAGCATGCGCCAAACGCTACGTTGCTGTAGAACAACGCCATATTCGCCCCCAAGCACTTTTTGTACTTGGCCGCCTTCACTTGGCAAATCTTGGAAGTCTGCAAGAGTTGCTGCGCTTGGGCTAAAGTCAGTTGGGTTGTTAATAGCGGACCAGCGAATACGATAGACATTTGTTGCACTATCGCTAACATTTCCTAGTACAACGAAATCGCGCATTGTGGCAATATGTTTTGCTTTGACACCTGCGGAAAGATCAGCGAAATTCGCTGCTCCAAGCGAAATTTGTTGAGGCAAATCTGCAAAGCCATTTACGCCAATGATTGTATTGCCCCAATTGACGAACTCCCAATAATCGTCTGCTGCTGTTGTATAGGCTCCTCCAACAAGGCGGGTTGCGGCTGTAAAGGATTGCGCTACTAATACGTAGAGAGCGCTTGCATCTCCAACGTAGTTATAGTTATTGTTGGCTGGATCTGTTGCGGTAATACCACCTTGACAACGAGCACCAAGGGAACTACTAAACGGAACTAGGGACGGAAACGGGCGGTATGAAGCTGCATCTGGAATGACGTTGGTTGCAGTAACTACGCCAGGGTTGTTGAATGGGGGAAGATCGGGCAGCCATTCGCCGAATTTTATCGGAGTTCCCATTTTTAGAATTTCGTGGCGCGTATTGCGCGGTGGTTGCGTTGTTCGTTGTAGGTAGTGAGTTCTGTATAGGCATCGCGTTCCAGTTGGGCATATTTAGTAGCTTCGTCAGTATTGCGAAGAACGTTGGCCCACATAAGTTTAGTGGCGTGATAGATGATAACATCTTCGGCTGCAGAGAGCCAATCGTTTGTTGCAGTTAGGGCATTAGAAGTTAGCTGTGGAAGTTGCTGGAGATAATTGCAAGTAATGGGGTAAGAAACGTCAGGAATTGGCGATAAAAGAAAGTTATTGCCATGCAAGCAGTAAAAGGAAGGCAGTGCTTCTGCGCCAGGGACTGCGTTGAATTGACGAATTTCCTTAAAGCTGCGGGGTTTAAGCTCGTACTTGCTGCCGCCGAAAGTTACTTCCAGTAAATCAAGAACAAGAAAATCGGCTGGAATAGGAACAGATTCGGTTAAGGCAACTGTAGCAAGAGCAGTTGCAGTTTCATTCCAAGGGAAGCGCTGGCGTTCGTAATGGCGAACAGCAGCTTGGATGGCGCGAACGATCTTGCTATCTAGCGTAGAACGGTTTAGATAGTCTTGCCCAATCCGGATAATTGCGTCTTGGAGCGTCGTTGACATTTGCTCTCGTGGGCCTTAAGATGAAGATAAGCTACGCCACAAAACTTGCACAAGGGTGCTTGTTTGGCTTTGGGCGTGGTTTCTTGCTTGGTTTGGTTGGGTATTGTTTCATGATGCCTACCCATAATAATAACCTAATAGAAAGTTACTGTCTTGCAGCTATTGGCATTATCATACTCTTCTAGCCATTCGTCTGCAAACTCACATTGGGAATATTGAGGGAACCAAGGGCCCCCAAGAGTGAAATGTACGAGTTTGGCATGTTTGTTTGGGGGGTATTCGCCAACAAGATGATTCCATTCGCTATTTAGGCCCCCGATACAATCTGGCGTACTCCACTTGAATTGGTGGAGTTCCATTGCGCTTGCGTTATTGACATATTCTGGCGTAAGAGAACGAACAGGAAAGCGATGCCCATTAAAAACCATTACTGAAGACCAATTCTTGCAAGGGTAAGTTGTTTGAGGTTGTTGCAAGAATTTAGTTTCTGTTGATGGAGTGTAGTCGTGTTTGACAACAAAGACGTCTTTATAAGGATCAGCGTAAGCTATTTCTTCCAGTTGGCAAATATCTCCAAGACAAAGCATATCGCAATCCATGAAAATACTAATGCCCCCATTTGCGAGATAAGGCGTCAAAAAACGGCTGTATGTAAAGTCCGTGGACTGTTTTGGATCGCGTTTGCGTGTATATATACCGAGGTTGCGTAATTGTGGAAGGTAGAGAGGTACAATTCCCACAGGCTTGGAAGCCCTCCGCATAATACTATGGGCCAATACATGATAAGCAAGGGATTCATTCTCGTCGAAACCTATGAAAACGTTCAGCATTATTCTTGGGCTTGCTTAAGAGGAGTTAGAAGTGCAGTAAATTCACCTTCGTTCGCTTGAAAGCTTTGCAAGTTAAAACGAGGCAGAAGCCAGGTTAACCACCAATTCGGGGTTTGTTGCAGAATGTGGGCATTACGGCCATCAGGCAGAAACTTGCTTGCAGGGCGACAACTTACATTCAGGAAGAGAACTTGCTTGGTAAGGTTGGCAAGATCGTCAAGAACTTCCGATAAGCACTCATGCTCGATATGTTCCAGTACATCAGTGCAGACGACAAGGTTGGCTGGAATGGGGCGGGCAGCGTACTCTGGACAGCAAGGGTCATAATTTTGTATCGGGAAGGGCAAGCCTTTCTGAAGGGTTCCTTTACCTGCACCATAGTCGAGTATGTCTCGGGTATTGAGTTTTTGAGAGAATGCAAGGACTGTTTCGATGTGGCGTTTACCGGATATCCCATAGTCTTGGCGCTCATTGTGGAATTGCTCTTGAAGTTGCTTGTATTCGGGAGTAATTAACGGCATATATCTTCTCTTTTATACTGTATTTGGTAGCAAGAGTCGTCTGGATTTAACTTATAAGCTTCTCTGGCTAAAGTTTCTGTTTCGTAAGGGCCAGTAATTATAGGTTTTAGAGTTATGTCTTTTTTAAAGACTGCTAGATAGCAGGGAATTATAAGCACAAGGTTGCTCCTGCAATTGTGTTATTTTCATCTTGCCATGCATGATAACCACAGATGAAAAGAAAATGCTGTATTTTATGAGAAGAAAGCCAGGATTTGCGAAGTTTAGCGTTGCAGCAAGGACAAGTCATTTTTTCCACTCCGTGCAATGTTCATAATGCATATAATTACTGCTTGCCCATTTTGTACAATGGGTTATCTCATAATAGGCAAATAGGTGAATTAATATGGCTATTAAAATTGCGGCAACAATAAGACTTTTGATAAACACTATTTGCCTTTCACACGCTTCAGATTTGGATTTGCTTTCTTTGCAGCTTTGCTAGCGTTTCTCGTAGAGTTAGCAAGAATTGCGCCAGCAGCTCCTTTGGAATAACCTTCACTTTCAATCTTTTTTTGTACTGCGCCAAAACCTGGGTGTTTTTTAGTTGCCATGATTACATACCTCCATTACTGGTATCAGTTGAAGGGGAAGTTGCTTCTTCTGCTTGCCTAGGTGGTTTACTTTGAGGCGAAGTCGGCTTGGCCTTCTTTTTGAAGGGCATAGGCTGATTAAAGCCAGTTTGGTTCGCGTAGTGGTCATGTGACTTAAATTTAGACATGATAACCTCAGTCAACTATTTCCCCCCCCCTTCGAGCCACGAGGCAATACGCCAAGTTGATCTTTGGAAGTAGGAGAAGGTTTCTGAATCGGGCCAGTCACGCCAACGCGTATGACAGTGGAAGGAGAAGGCTTGGACATAGGTTGTTTCCAGCCTTTCTGGTTTTGCATATGGTTATGGCTTTGCATTTTGCCCATGATTTTGCTCCGGCGAAGTAGCTTCTAAGAGAGATGCCAAATTGGCCGCCACTTCGTTTATAACTGGTTCCCAGTCAGTGCTGTTAGTATTTTGGCGGAAGAGTACTGTTGAATTATACCATGGGAGATAATCAAGATCTAGGCGGTAACGCCAAGCGGGGCGGGAAGGTGTCATTATCCATGTAGGAACTGCCATAGAACCAGAAAGATGTACAAGGCTGGTACAGACAGTGATAACCAGATCGAGATTAGCCACCAATCCAGCTTTATCGTCATATATTGCGCTATACACTGCTTCAGGGAATTGATGAATATGGATGCCATGTTTTTTCTCGAAATCTGCAATTTCGTCCTCTTGCGGAGTATATTGAAGGGAAATGAATTGAGCGTTCTGTGACAGGATCGGCAAAAGTTTCTCTAATTCAATGCTACGGACTTCAACACGTGTTTTTTTATGGCCTCCAATCCAACTAATTCCAATTTTGGGGCCGGGCGGAAGTTGTGCCAAGCGTTCGCTCCAGTTGAGTTCGGATGCAGGGCTTGGCTGGATAAAAGGAATGGCGGGGAAGTCTTCCAACGAGTTGCGATAAAACTTGGGAAGGCTACCAATAGCAATTTTAGCGTCGAAGTCATAGCGCGGATTACCATCTTGTTTCATTGGCCAAGTGATAACCTCATCTTCGCGGGTTGGATAGATGTCTATGTCTGGAAAGCTTGCTGCGAAAAGTTTATGTAGTTTTTTGTGGCACTCGAATACGACGAGTTCGCTATCGCGGATTAAGTCTGGCAAGCAAGAGGCAAAGAGGATTTCGTCGCCAATGCCTTGTTCTCCATAGACGACTACTTTCTTGCCTTTGCTGCCATCCCAATAAGGAAGAGGTGCTTTGGTGTAGTTGCGTTCGACACGGACTTTGGCACGCATGCCCCAATCATATTCGGGCCAGCCTTTGGCATAGTCGCCGCATTCTAGGTACGCAAGGGCTTTGTTCCAATGAGCTTGGCTGTGATCTGGGTCAACTTTTAGGGCTGCATCTAAGTGGAGATGAGCAGTTTCTGGGTGGCCTTCGTTAATATAGAGGGTTCCAAGATTGTTTTGGATGTCTGGATTTATTGGAATGCCTTCTTGGGCACGCTCGAAATAGGAACGGGCTTCGTCAGTCTTGTTTTCGTGCTTGTAGCAAGTGCCAATAGCATTTAGGAGTTCGGAGCGCTTGACTTTCAAGAAATCTTCCATCTGTGATTTTTTGTCAGCTTTGGGCGTAATGCCGACACGTTTAAAACCATCGAGGATTTTATCTTCGCGAAGGAAGGCTTGTTGAAGTAGAAGATGAGCTAGGCCATTCTTTTCTGCTACGGCATAGTTCATGCCAAGGGCAGCCATGATGACTGGATTGTCGAAGTCACTATTCAGGAGTTCAAGGTAGATGCGCTCGGCTTCCTTGCGCTTGCCTTCTTTTTCTAGCTCTGTTGCTTCGTAGAATGGGTTGATGATTTTGCGGGCGGGTTGTGTGGTTGGTAGGCCAAGGATGACGTTCTTTTCCTTGTCGTCAAGAAACATTTCTACTTGTGGC